ATAGTAAAGAGCCGCCATATTACTATTTAATGCATTTTCGTTAGCATAGTTGCCATCGCCGTTATGCCAATCAACAACATTCTGTACATTTAACCCCTGAGGAGGATCTATTATAGCAAAACAATCTCCACGTTGATTTTCACAAAGGTCAATAAGTTCACTAATTACAACTTTATCCCCAGCAAAATCAGGTACGGCGATAAGATTAATATCATAAGTTTCATTATTATTAAAATCAGCTAATGCTAATACAGCTGTACTTGAATTAATACCAGCAGCATCATCAAATCCGCCGCTTAATACTAACTTAGTACCAAGTACAGGAACGATATTACCATCAGCATTATATAATTCAAAATCAACTATATTTGATATAACTTTATTATTAAAATATGTAGTTGCATCAGGGTCAGCAAAAGTGAAACCACGGAAATGTTCTGCTGGAGCAGATGTTGAAAGTTGATCTGCTGTCCAAATTTTAAGCCCATAATAATCTGTGACATCTTTATTTTTATAATCTAATTTGTAGAATTCTAATGTAACACCGTTGAATGATTCACCAAATGATTTAGCTACTGCTGTTCCCATTTCAGATATAAATGTTAATACAACTTCTTCACCATCATCTGCTTCTGTACCAACAAAATTAAATGTTACATTAGCATTACCAGCGAAATCTTTATAAATTACATCGCCATAAATAACATTATCTTTAACTATACTTCCTTCACCATCATCAATGAATATATTGGGCCCTACTTTGATTGTTAAACTACCAGGAAGAATAGATGAACTTAAATTATATGTACCACTATAATTACCAGTATCATCAACTACCCCCATCGTGTAACTATTTTTAGCCATATAATTAACAGATATGTTTAAACCTGCTGTAGGAGCAGTTGCTAATATTATTGAAAATTCACCAGTGTCATAGTTAATATTATTTGTTCCAACCAATAGACTACCTTCAATTACATCAACTAAATTACCGTTGCCATCATCTTTAGCTATAGCTGAATATTCATTTGATAGTGCTATTTTAATATCAGCTTCATCAACTACAGTAGTGTTAACTTCATAGATATATATTGAATTAGAACTTACAGGTGAACCTAGAGTATCAGTAAATGAAATTTCAGTACCTAGATTTTTCCACTTAAATATTTCATAAGTATAAGCAATTGTGAATATTGTTCCAAGTTCAGCTAATTCTATTTCGGGAGTAAATTCAACAGCCCACTCACCAGTTACTAAATTTAATGAACTTGAAGTTAAAGCAACATCAGCACCTGATTGATCTTTACATGTTAAAGTACATGTACTGCTTAAAGGAGTTACTACTTCGTTACTTGCTCTTAGTGTATAAGTATTACCATCATTTACTATAGTAAGTACAAATGATGAAGCTTTAATACCACTTTTATAAACTAAAGCAGTGTATGAAGGAATAGTACCTGTTGCTGTGGAACCTGTTGCTGTATCAGGAGCAATAGTAGCTGTTGCAACATTAACAGCTTTTTTGACATACTTAACAATTACATTCTTTGTTTGTACATCTGTATCAAGTGTAAATCTAAAATTACTAGTATCATAATCAATATAATTGTCATAATTTGATAAAGCTTTATTTGTATTAACATCAAATAGACCGTATCTTAAATTATCAACAACATTAATAATACCATTGTCTTTAATATTTACAGTTGATATTTGTTTATTTGGATCAGATATAACGATATTAACAGTACCAGGTACTGGGTCATCAGTTAAAACTCCATTATATATATACTGCTTATTATCTTCTACAACTGAATTCACTAACACTTCATTTTTTAATTGTGCTGTTGGAATACCTACAACAGCCTTTGTAGCATTGGCTCCTACTAATCTTCTAAACCAACAAGCGGCTCCATATTCAAGATAGGAAATAGCCGCTAAAGCACTATAATCTGTCTTTCTTGGAGTTCCGAAAGTATCAATAAATTGTCTAACTGAAGATATAAAAGTTGGTTCAGTAGGACCTTTTACCGTTTTTCCTACTAATGCTAATGTAGTTGTAGTTAATCTTGGAGCATACAAACTAAAATCTAAAGTTTCTGAATATACGCCGGGAGAAGCATGAATTGGCATTAATGATACACCTCTTTATTTATAAATATATTAATAATTGTGTTAATATTAATTTCTATTTTTATGTGTTAATTAAGTTCTTCTTCAATTTTTATTTCTTGTAATATTTCATTTGTTGATGAAATACTATTATTAATTTCTTTAACTGTTGAAACTGCTCTTTTATCATTATACAAAAAGCCACATAAAGTAAATGATATAACTCCATGAAATATTCTGGTTGATTGGTCGGTAATCTGAACATATGTTGTGCTGTCTGAATAATTTATATCTTTAATATAAGCATTTACTTCAATTTGATGATTGTTTATTTCTATTAATGTTTTTATATAAGCTTTTTTATATGTTAAAAATAACAATTGCTCTAATATAATATTATGTACTTCCTGTTGTAATGAATAAAAATCTAATTGATATTTCATGTTATATGGCATTACTTCTATTCCATCATATACATTTTTGTTTTCATTTAGATTTAATATATGAGGTCTTGTTATTTGATTCTTAATTAAAAAAGTTTCAGGTGTTGGAGTAATTTCTTGTCTAGTCACAACTATCATTGGCAATACAGGAGTTACTTCATTACTTAATAATAACTCAGCACCTTTACGTGAAGGAATAGCTAAAACTGTTTGAGCATTTCTAGTTTCTTTACCATCATCAAATTGTATATTACTATAATAATTTAGAACAGCTTCATCATAATATCTTAAAACAGAAGATAACATATTTCTTCCACCAACTTATTTTTAATTAAACTTCTCTCCTATTGAATCTTTTCACATCATCAATCTGTATTGCTGATATTTCTGATACTAGTATTGCACAAATTTCAACAATTTTATTATTTTCTTTCTTTTCAATGACAATTTTAGGTGATATAATTGCCGGGTCATTATCAGTTGTATAATTTATCCATTCATTATATACTCGAATACATTCATCTTCTAACATTGATACTACAATACTCTTACCACTTTTTAAAGTATAAATTGTTTTTAATACTCGACTTTCTGGTTTTGCTACTGCCATTTACTAATTCCTCTTTTCTTCGTCTATTATAATATTACATATTATTATTTTCTTTATCTAATATATCTTTTAATAATCCAATATGATAATCGATTATTTCATATGCTCTATCAACATCACCATTATATATATTATTAATTATATCTGGGTATTTTAACATTACATCTTCCATACTTGAATTATGAATCATTCTATGGACACAATGCATTAGTGGTATATATGGTACTGTATTATTTAAATGTATATCACTAAGAATTAAACATATATAATGAGAATTTAAATTTAAATCTTCACTCATAAATTTATCTATTATATATTCTACCCAATTATATAATGTTATTCTATAATGATGTACTTCTATTTCTATACCATCAGCATCTTTGTTTAATCCTGTAGCACCACAATTATGTCTATGTACAACAGAATTTAACCACAAAGAATATTCTGGACTTGTTCTAAATTGTTTCTCGACACTCTTTATGAATTTACTATGTTCTTCTGCATCAAATAGTTCATAGAATATATTATTATACATTTAATTATTAAAAGTAATTCAAGTGTATTACTTCTTCTCGCCCTTCTTCATAACCTTTTTCATAACCTTCTTGTCGCCCTTCTTCATAACCTTTTTCATAACCATCGCTATATCCATGTTGAAATCCATCATACCATTCTTTTGTATGACCTTGATAATCATTTCTTGGATCAGCATATACTTCTTTATCTGATGTTGTTATAACATTATCCATATCACTAGGTCTTATATTATCCATTTTATAATTAACCTCTCGCCACAAACATCTGATTGTATTTTTTAAACTTCTTTAATTCTTCCATGAGTCCTTT